CCATTCCCAATCTAATAATGTGACACCGCTATTTCCTAGTCCTGATCACTACCTCCACAACCTAATAACGATGACAAGCTCTGAAGCAAAAAGGCTACACCGTCGTGCAATTAAAGAATACTTTAACTGTCAATGTGTTTATTGCGGAGAAACTTATGAATTACATGAACTTACACTTGATCACGTTCGCCCTAAGTGTCTTGGTGGCGAAGACCTTACATCAAATCTGGTACCCAGCTGTAGGCAATGTAATCAGGCTAAAGGAAGTAGTAATTGGCTACAATGGATGAGGGACACATTTGGTCCTACTAACAGGGAAACATTAATTCTATCACACATTCGTTAATCATGGCAATGACACGTAAAGGTAAGGATCAAGACAAGAATCGTGGATCCGTAGTAGAGAGCATCAAAGAGTTCGGTCGAAGAATGGATGCTGCTCGTATGTCTCGTATGCAAAACAAAGGTAATATCACATCTAAGGACCTGGAGGGTAAAGCTAGGGGTGGTTCAGCCACCGTTAAAAATGCACCCAATGGTAAGGAATACATGGGTCCTGCCTTTGGTGAATACAAGGCTAAGAAAAAGGAAGATCAACCCAAGGCTAAGGCTAAGCCCCGTCAACCTCGTGGTGCAGGTCGTGAGGACATGATGAGTAATCAGCGTCAACGTGAGATTATGGAACGTGAGGAGCGTAAGCGTAAGAATAGCATGGACAATGTAGTTGGGAGCTGATTGATGGCGCCACAAAATAAACCGCGCAAACGTGGTGACTTAGATGTTCAAGCACAGGAAGAGTTTTATCAACGATCTAGTGGGCCAGTAATAGGTCAACGTCCTGTAGATCAGTCTCCTAAAAAATTAGCTGCATTACAGCAAATTGGGGCCATACCTGATCGCTATACTAGCTGGGAACAAATTAACGATGAGTTTCGCTACAACGTTGAAGTACTTAAGCTTACAGAGCAACAAACTAGAAATAAACTTAATCTAAACACTAAGAACACTAACGGTAAATACTATTTTTCTAAGTATGAACGTTATGGTGCTGGTAACTACATTAATTTTAGGGAAATCTCAACTGATCTTCAACCAGAAGCTATTGCAGATTTATTGCAAATTAACAAAAAGGCTGAAAGGGCTCAAGGTCCTAGATTAAAAAGCCCCGAACAAATGTTGGAAGACGCAGTATTTGCTGAAGAAGATGAGTGGGGTGATCGTCCAAAAAATAAACACGATTTAAGTATTGTTAGTAGTAAGGAAAAGGCTGACGCTATTAGAGATGCTATTAGAGAAAGGTTAGGTGGTCCTCCAAAGGGTAGCCCTGATGTATATGATAGCGGCAAGCAGGTTCACCGTGGTCACGGATTTGCCGCTTCTAAATCTAATGCAGGGTTAGCTAGTGATAATATATGGGGTGAGGTTGGCTCTTACAATGTATATGGTCATGCTGGAAAATCTAATAATCCTAGGATTCATCCAGACATTTTATTTGAAGTTAACGCTCCTCCTACTGCTGAATTTGCTGCTTGGTATCGGGACCCGGAGTTAAGAAAGCAACGGTTATATCCCGGAGTGCCTGATCAATTAATGATGGCTGCTGATGAATATGGTTCAGAGATATATGGTAGTCGTGGATCAGGTAGAAGCAAAACCTATATTGTAGGGCCTGCTACTACTAGGGGTGGTGTAATCAACACACCTCCAGAAACTGTACCGGCTAAAGCTGATAAGCTGTTTCAAATAAGTTCTCAATTAGCTGAAGAGCGTGTTCGTAAGGACATAGAGGCTGGTAGAATCTTTAAGGATGACAGTGCTAGAGCAGCATACACTGAAAATGTTAGAAATGTTATTGCTAAATCTTGGTTAGATCAACAGTCAATAAACCTTGATCCTACATCATCTCCTAACACTCCTATCGCTAAAAACACTTATCAGTTCACTGAAAAAGATTTTACACCACTTCAATGGAAAGAGTTTACAGCTGGTGGTGGTAATGCTGCTATTGCTCAAGGTAAAAAGGTAACTGAGATTATAAATCAAGGGAGAATAGCTCGTAGAAATCTTAATTTAATGCCTACTACCCCTACTAGGGTCATTCCTAGTAGACTAGATAAAGGATTGAGCGGAGCTGATCCTATTCAGACTCGCCCGTCACCAAGCCAGATAGCTGCAGCCATTGCTAACAGGGAACCTGTACCACAACCTAAACCAGCAGCTGCACCTCAACCAAAAGCAGGTCAGACTGCTGTCCTAAATGGTAAACCTGTTGTGTGGAGTGGTGGTAAGTGGATACCTGTTCCAGCACCAAAAGCTAAACTAGCAGACACACCGAATGTTAAACCTAACCCTAAACCTGCACCTAGGGTCATCCCTACTAAACCTGTTCGTGTAATTCCTTCTAGAGTTAAGCCTACATCTTCCAGACCGCCAAGTAGTTCAGCATCTTCTTCCGGGAGATTGACTATTGGCCAAAATCCACTATCTCCTTCCAATAGGAATAGTGCTATGTATGGTGGGATTGAGCGAGAAACAAATGAAAGGGTGCAAGATTCACCTTTATGGACACCGTTCTGGCTAAAGCTTGCCGACTAAACCTTCACCATTGGTACCTAGGAGCCTCTACAAGGGGCCTCTAGGTGCTTTTACGTACATTCTACCACATGACTAAAACATGCCGTTCCTGCGGCGCAGAACGGGCACTTAGTGATTTCTCTAAAAATAAGAACTCTAGGGACGGACTTCAACATTGGTGTAAACACTGTATGAATGAAAGAAAGCTCATTAGAGAGTATGGCATCACTCGTGATCAATATAATATTCTATTAGAGGTACAGAACAGCAAGTGCCGACTGTGCGGCAAACCTGACTCAGGAAGAAAAGATAAAGGTCGACTTGTGGTTGACCATGACCATACAACAGGCAAAGTCAGAGGACTTCTATGCCACCCCTGCAATGTAAGCTTAGGTTTAATGAATGACAACCCCGAACTCCTCGAAAGAGCAGCACAGTACCTTAGATCTACTAAGGACTGATTTCAAGTACTTCGCTGCTGCTATCTGGGCAGAGCTTGGTCTCCCACCCCCAACTCGTGCTCAACTGGCTATCTGCGATTACCTGCAGTATGGTCCCAAACGATTGATGATCAGCGCATTTCGTGGAGTTGGTAAGTCGTGGTTGGCTGGAGCTTTTGTTCTCTGGACCTTGTTCAACAACCCAGAGAAGAAGATCATGATCCTCTCTGCCAGCAAAGAAAGGGCAGATAACCAATCTATCTGGCTCCAAAAACTGATCATAGAGACACCTTGGCTTAGGCATCTTCAACCAAAAGATGATAATGCTCGTTGGAGTCGTATCAGCTTTGACGTTAACTGTACACCTCACCAAGCTCCATCAGTTAAAAGTGTTGGTATCGGTGGACAGTTGACTGGTAGCCGAGCTGACATCATCCTTGCAGACGATGTGGAGGTGCCAAACAACAGTATGACTGAGATGATGAGGGAGAAGCTATTGCAACTCTGTACTGAGGCTGAGTCTATCCTTACACCTAAAGATGACTCCAGAATCCTTTACCTGGGTACACCACAGACTACCTTTACTATTTATCGCACACTAGCCTCTCGTAACTATCGCCCGTTTGTTTGGCCCGCTAGATACCCACCCAAGGATAAATTATCACAATATGAAGGTCTCCTAGCTCAGGAGATTGTTGAAGACCTGGAGATGGGGGCTAAAGAGGGTGAACCTACTGACCCTGATCGTTTCTCTCATGATGACCTTTTGGATCGTGAGGCTTCAATGGGACGTTCCAACTTTCAACTTCAATTTCAACTGGATACCAGTCTTAGTGATGCTGAGAAATTTCCTCTCAAGTTTGAAGATCTTATTATTACATCAGTTAATCCAACACAGGCTCCTGACGCCATAGTTTGGTGCAGTGATCCTAAAAATATCATTAAAGATCTTCCTACAGTAGGTTTGCCGCGAGACTACTTTTATAGTCCGATGCAGTTACAAGGGGAGTGGAGTG